CAATCACCACCAGTCGGTCCTTGCACATGATGGACTTCACTCACTACATGATTTGTCTGGTAGACAGATGCAGATTTTGTTGCAAGATGTGGATACTTTCGTACCAGTTCCTGCAACGCTTCGATAAGCTCAAGGTAAGTCATGGTCTTGCTCTTTCGCTTAGGTTTCCTTGGCCTGATCATCAGGACACGATGGCCAATTCGTGTCTACGGGGGATTAGGATTTATCCCCCCGTTTCACTATCTCCTTGGAGTCCATTGGTGGCCACATTCATTGCACATGGCATCACCCGGTTTGGTACCTACGCGGATATCCACTCCAGTGGTGCACGCTGGGCAAATCAGGCCTCTATCCGTGGTTCCATTTTCACAGATGAAAACCTGATCTTCATCACTAGTGTAAACATCAAAACCAGGATACCCCCAGGTTCCTGGTCCGTTCTCAGGATCCCCATCATCGAAATCCGGGGGCACGTATTCATGCTCGTATCCGCAACTCAGCAAATGCTCGTGTGCGGCAAGGTTCACTGGCGTCATCGCTTGGGTTTCCTATGTTGCACTGCACAAAATAGGGGCGCGGCCAAAGACCGCGCCCCTAGGGGGGGATTAGGTTAGCCGAGGGTTATAAACCCGTGCTGCAAATCCCAGCGCAAATCTGCGCGGGCAAGTGTGGTGCTGAGCCCCGCCGCTTTATAGGCCGCAATAAACTCCCCAACGGTAACGCCCGGGGTATAGAACTTGGCATACCGGCCGAAAGCCGCGCCCGAGGGCTGCTTAGGGTTGGGCTTTGCCGTGATGACCGCTGCCATGTTGGCGATGGTGGCCGGAGCCGCATACTTGGCAACGACGACCTTAGGGGTGGCCGCAACAGGAGCCGGAGTGGCCGCAACAGGAGTGGCCGCAACCGGGGTGGAGGTAACCTTGGCTTGGTGCTTTGACATTGTACTGGCCCTTTGGGCTGCTGGGCTGGCCCCAATGGCCAGCCACATCCCCTATATACCAAATGCTTTGCACTATTTAAACCTATATTTGTGCATACCTGCTATGCATATGTGCATAGCACTAGCTATAGTGGGTGCATCAGTGCCATAGCACTATATGTTGTGGTATGCATGTATGAATACCTGCTATGCAGCCAACGCATAACGGCCAAACACAGTCAAAATCGTGCCGGCGGCTATATACCTATCACCCAATGCCGAGACCCCAAAACCCATTCTATTTTGACGACGAACAAACCACCCCTACCCCCTTACCTCCCCCCTATCCCCCCAGACCCCACTCCACACTCCCCACCTCCCCAACCACAGACATCTTCCACCCTTTCCTCACACAGTAAACATTGAGCCACTTCCGACTTTTCCCAATAGTCCAAGACAATATCGGCGCAGCCTCCACCACCCGGTTATCCTCCACGATGACAGCAGCCACGAAGTAGGACGACACCACCCTTACTATCACCGGTTAACCCCACTCAAATACCAGATCGCCCATATGAACAACCCGGCTATCCCGACAACCACCACGATAATACCGGTTATTATCTCATCAGGCGAAAGCCCAGCCAACATCTCAGTAGCCATGGTCCTACCCTATTCATCCTTCACTATACCATTTTCCCACGCCCAAGCCTGGATCGCTCTGGTGAGGATCTCAGAACTCAGTTCATTTTCTGGGCCTTTGAGCTTTGCAGCTATTCCCTCCCCCATAGCGATAGCTTCCCGGTAAGGCAACGCAACGATCATATCAGATATCATCTGGTTGCGCGCCCGAGTTTCAACCGGTTGAGCCTCGGCCAGTCGTCGTTTAAGCTCAGTCGCGTGCAACGTAATCACGTGATTCACAGCCTCCCTCAAGTTGTCCTGTTGCTCGTCGTCTTGCTGTGTCTGCGTGTTGCTCCGGCGTTCATATTCCGGAAGCTCCTCCTGCGGCTGTGTCACCCGGTCATACAGTCTATTCATGAATCCTGCCTCCAATTCCCTAGGTTCACCATCCATCACACCCTCATCATCGAACAACCGACCCATCGTCCACTTCCTTCTATTTGAACTACGTGCGGCAAACTGCCGCATCTCTTTGCGTACCCCCTTGCATTCACCATACTATCCGTGGTATGGGGCTTAAGACTCCCCTTGTGGGCGCAGAGCCGCATCCCGCTGTGCCACGCCCACGCTCACCCCGGTAAATCACCCGGAAGTGCGAAGCTCGCCCTAAACCGTTTGAAGCAGAAGCCCTGCACTGACAAGTCGAAGCATGTGCCGAAAAAACCCGAGTCCGAAGTCCTCGACCCAGAGCCCGCGTACAACGACCCTGACCTCTCACCCGTAGAGTTCTTGAATGCGCTCATGCACGACACACGTCTGCCTATTCCAATGCGCATCGAAGCGGCGAAAGCTGTTTCTGTGTACATACATCCCCGGTTAGCGCAGGTTACGCAAGATGTGACGGCAGGCATGACTATCCGCATCCAAGGCGGCCTCCCTGATCTACCCGGTACCAACATCATCATGCCCACCCACGAAAAACCCGGACGCCAGACACCCCCGGTTAATCCGCCGAAGGGCAACGGGCACGGGCCTACAGATTAGTAGCATGGAGTCCTCCCTGGACGCCCACTTAGCCTGAGTCGCTCCCTCGGCTCAGGCCCTTTCCTTAGCTCCTCAACCGGTAGCCACCAAACCAATCAACGATGGCCGCATATTTTGGGTAGCGTTTACGTTCGGCTCCATCACGAATTACCTTGTGGTTCATCGCTAATTCGTAGCAGATATTCTGCACTGTGGAGTAAGCGTAACCGGTCGCCTTAGTGACTGTTTCTACCGTATGCCAGCCAGGATTATTCTGAAACCATTCTTCAATGGTGGGTCGCGGTGATGATGTTGGGGTTGATGTTGGGGTAGGTGTCGGTTGCAAGTTCATTTAGGTTTAGCTCCTCTGCTTGTGGTTGTGTAAAGCATATTAGCACACCCCCTGCCTAGAATGCAAGTAGTCCAATGGGCATACCAATCAGTATACTTCCACCATCGGATGAACGAGTTATCGTTCTGCCAGATCTTCATAGTGGGCAAATCGACGCATTTTTACTTCCCGGTAGATTTAAGGCCCTCAGGTGCGGCAGACGATGGGGGAAGACTCAGTTCCTAAAAACTATTGCCTGCGACTTCGCGGCCAAAGGCGCTCAGGTCGGTTGGTTCGTTCCAAACTATCGGTATGCGTCTGAAGCCTACAGCGAAAACGAATTGACCCTCGAACCTGCTGTTAAGTCGTCTTCGCGTAATCTTGGCATCCTCCATACCACGACAGGTGGCCGAATTGAGCTTTGGACCCTTGAGGACGAAAAGGCTGGTCGATCGCGTCGTTACCACCTTGTCATCGTGGATGAGGCGGCTTTCACGAAAGCTAATGCGATTGACATCTGGACAAAAGCCATTAGACCGACGCTACTTGACTACCGAGGAGCAGCGATTATTGCATCGAACACTAATGGTATCAACGAAGAAAATTTCTTCTGGCGTATTTGTAACCTACCGGAATATGGATTTGTTGAGTACCACGCGCCATCACACAGTAATCCATTCCTCCCGTCGGATGAACTAGAGCGACTAGAGCACGATAATCACCCGCTTGTGTACGCGCAAGAGTATTTGGCAGAATTTGTTGACTGGTCGGGCGAGGCGTTCTTCAGTCTGGATAATATGCTGACTGACGGGAAGCCTGAGCCATTTCCAAAGCATTGTGCTTATGTTTTCGCGACGATGGATACGGCAGTCAAAACCGGTAAAGAAGCTGATGGCACTGGAGTCATCTATTGGGCATATGAAAAGTTAGGCGAAGAGCACTGGCTCAAAATTATTGACTATGAGTATCTTCAAATTGAGGGGAGCATGTTAGAAATATGGCTACCAGTCGTCTATCGAAATCTGGAAGAATACGCTCAAAAGTGCGGAAGTCGTCTGGGTCATCGAGGGTGCTTCATCGAGGACAAAGCGAGTGGGACTATCCTCCTCCAACAAGCGAGGAGGCGGGATCTACCGGCAAGCGAACTCCCTCAAAAGTTAACCCAACTGGGAAAGGCCGAAAGGGCCATTAACGTCAGCGGTTATATCTTTCAGCGTAGAGTCAAGATTCTGGAAACAGCTTATAATCGGACCATCACATTTAAGCAAGTCACCAAGAATCATTTGCTTGGTCAGGTTCTGGGTTTTCGTGTTGGTGACACAGAAGATCGACACGATGATCTTCTTGACTGTTTTTCTTACGGTGTGGCTATTGGACTTGGTGATTGGGGCGGTTACTGATGACATCTTGGCAGGGTTCTCAGCTTCCTGTACCAAAGTGGGTGCCTCCTTCGCCAGGGCCGGCGACCGTAACTCGGGTTGGAATTCTACTGGCACCGAATTGGCCTACAGAATTAACATCTATATTTCATTCTGGTATGGCACAACCATCGAAACCTCCTGTAAAACCACCAACTCTAACTATGTCAGGAGTTGGATTTAATCCTGGTCCTCATGGTTTGATAAACTATCTGGAAGAACGTCTACATATGCTCAAATACACATATCATATTTATAGGGACTGAAAATGGTCGATGAGTCGAATCCCTTGGTTATAGGTGAACCTCTATCGGAGCCAGTGCCAGAGCCGCAGCCGGAACCACTGGTGGTGACTCCGCATCCGGTCACGTCAGCGAGTGTCGGTACGGCTCTGGCTACTGGTGCTGGAACGATTAGTGCGTTTACGATGAACCAGCCTACATCTGCCTCGACAGATGACCAGACTCCGTTGACATTGGTTGATGCCGCAGCGGCTCCTACTGGTATTTCACCTCCAGCCCATGTTCTGTACTCCGCAAGTCTAAGAGCATTGACTTGTATGAATGAGCCAAAACCGGGACTTGCTCTAACTCCCGGTTTAACCGCGCCGACTTGGCCGAAGAGCCTTGGTATCATTGCTATCCCATTTGTTAATGGATGTTTCGTTCAAAGCTGCCCAGCCAATACGACGTTTACGGTTTCGATCTAAATGCCTGTACCTTCATCAATGGTGAGTACGACTCCTGGCAATGCGCTCCAGGATCTTTTGATTGCGCCTGATATTGTTCCTGGTGATGTGGTTTCCTATGAAACCTGCAAGGAAATCTATTTATATCATCCATTAGGAGCACGCATTGTTGAAGGCCCAGTTAGCCTCGCAATGGCCCAGAAAAGAGATATTAAGGTCCCTGATAGTCCTGCCGAACATTGTGTGGATGCGTTTGCAAATGAATGGAAAAATTTGGCTGGTGACTATCTTGTGCATAATCTTCTTACTGTTTCTCGCATATATGGGGTTGCGTCTATCGCTTTATTAGTTGATGGAATGAAAAGTAATGAGTCTATCAACTATTGGGATTTGCCTGATCTTAATATTAGCTTTAATATTCTTGATCCTCTTAATACTGCGGGCAGTCTAGTATTAAATCAAAACCCTAATGCCATGGATTTTATGAAATATTCGCAGATTGCGGTTGCTGGGACTGCTTACCACTCTTCGCGAACTGTGACTATCACTAATGAAAAACCTATATATCTTGGCTATACTACTTCTGCTTTTGGCTATGTTGGCCGCTCTGCTTATCAGCGAGCTTTCTTTCCGCTTAAGTCATACATTAAGTCCTTGATTGCTGATGATCTTGTTGAGACTAAGGTCGGTGTTCTAGTCGCCAAGATCAAACAGCCTGGGAATTTCGTTGATAATATTATGTCGTGGGCCGCAGGTTTCAAGCGAGCTCTCGTTAAGGAGGCTGAAACCGGTAACGTATTGAATATTACGCCTGATGAAGATATTGAATCCCTTAATATGCAGAATCTTGAAGGGCCACATGTTCTCGCAAGGCGCAACATTCTAGAGAATATCGCGAATGCAGTTGATATGCCGGTAAAACTCCTCACCCAGGAATCGTTCGCAGAGGGGTTTGGGGAAGGCTCGGAGGATGCGAAAGCGGTAGCACGATACATGGACCGCCTCCGGGAAACCATGGACCCGGTTTACCGGTTCCTCGACCGTATCGTGATGCACCGTGCCTGGACCCCGGCCTTCTTTAAGTCGTTACGTAAGAAGTTTCCAGAAAAATACTCTGATACTACTTACCGAGAAGCCTTTTACGAGTGGATGAATAGCTTCCAAGCAGTGTGGCCTTCGTATTTGCGTGAGCCTGATTCTGACCAAGTCAAGGTTGATGACACGAAAATGAAGGCAGCCATTTCGGTATTCCAGATTTTGGAACTGAGTTTTGATCCTGAGAACAAAGCACGACTTGTGCAGTGGCTTGCGGACGCGGTGACGAACAATAAGCTCTTGTATTCCAGTCCTTTGAATTTAGATTTCCAGGTATTGCTGAAACAATTTAAGAAGCTTGATAAGCAAGACGAAGAAGAGCGTAAAGTGATGCTTGCGGGTGCGTCTGCTGGTCCTGGTGGCGGAGGTGGTAATGGTGCGAAGAAACCAGGGAAATCAGCAGACCCCCGTCAAGTTCAAATTCCAAAGGTGAAGATGGCTCGGGCCGATGATGCCGATGTAGTGCATCTCATAGAGCGGTTTAAAGATGCCGCTAACCAATGAGGTAGCAAAATCTTTGAGTTATCTTCGCAAACGCTATCAGGTGTCGGAACGTGATTTGGTAGCGTTGGCAAAGGAATTGCAGCCACAGGAAGAACCAGAGGAAAGCTGGGAGCATATTGTTCAGAACTACAAGCAGCAACGGATGAGAAGGCGTAGATAATGCCTTTGACTGGAAAAGGTGAAAAAATTAAATCTGCAATGGTAGAGAAATATGGAGCCAAAAAAGGCGAAGAGGTCTTTTACGCGAGCAAGAACAAGGGCACAATCACCGGTGTTGATGACATGGAAAAATCTGACCGTGTGCCGCTGGAAAAGGGTAAATCGAAAGAAACAGTGAATAAGAATGTAAATAAGTTGCTTGAGAAAGGCCACAGTGAGGAAGCAGCAGTGGGAATTGCTACACGTAAAGCCTCCAAGAGCGACGATAATCAGCATTTAGGTTTTACGAAAGGGGAAGCAAAGCCAATAGAGAAACTCGTTTCATTGTGTGATTCTCTTGCAACACGTATGGATGCATTTGAAAAGCGGCGGGCGATGAAGAAAGTTGAGAATGTAAAACCTCGAACAAAAGACAACATGCAGACGAGTATGCCGCATCCCAAGGAAGTTCGTGAGCCGGGGAGCGCATAATGA